AATGCTAGGATTGCAACTAATGATAATCTCCATAACTTATTTCCAGTCAACTATAACTCCTAAACAAACTGTTTGTCTGTTTAGTTAATTATACCATTGGGCTATTTTGGATTATCTGTTTTGTAAAATCCGTTACCCTTAAATTGAACACCAATTGTTCCGTAAACTTTATTCATTTGATTCCCGCACTTTTCACAAATTTCAATTGAGTCTGCTTTCTCAAATGGTTTACTTATCTCTATGCCAAAATCACATTCAATGCAGGCATATTCATATCTTGGCATAGTTCTCCCTTAATTTAGTAGGCAGTTTTTGGACGTACCCAGGTCTCAATGTTATTTGATCTTTAGTATTTTAGGTTGTTTTTCTTTTGGAAGATTTCTAACTACACGAATATGTAGCATACCGTCTTTTAGTTCAACGCTTGAAACCTCCATATATTCACTAAGTTCAAAGATTCTTGTAAACTTACGTGCAGCGATTCCTTTATGGACAACTTCTCCATCTGTTATCGATGTAATTTCACCTGTAATCCAAAGGCTTCCGTCTTCGATTGATACAGTTAAATCTTCTTTGGTGAATCCAGCTACTGCTAGCGATAGCTGGTAGTTGTCTTCATCTAACTTTAGTAAATCATAAGGCGGAAAAGCCGTATTGTTTACCTTACTTAGACTGTTAAATCGTTCCAACTCTCGGTTGAAACCAATAAAAAATGGATCCTTGAAAAGATCCATAGCGAATTGTGTTACCATTATTCCTCCTTTAAGCGAATAAGTTATTTAGGTCCCATTTGGCGACCTTAAGATATTATATCAAATTTATATAAATTTTGCCAGGCGTCTATATCAGATTTATCATTTAATAACGGCTGTCCCTTTATATTTAAACTAGTGTTAAGTAGTATTGGAATTCCAGAAATTGCATGCCATTCATTTAAAACTCTATATAATCCTGGATGCTGATTATTATTTATAGTTTGAACTCTTGAGGTACCGTCTGCGTGAACTACAGAAGGTATTTTTTCTGGCTGCAAGCATCTTACAGCATATTGCATATACGGAGAAGTATACTTCATATCAAACCATTTATGTGCATGTTCTTCCAAAACAACTGGAGCAAACGGTCTAAATTTTTCTCTTTGCTTTATATTGTTAACCTTATCTTTAATGTTTGGATCTCTAGGATCAGCAAAGATACTTCTGTTCCCTAAAGCTCTTGGTCCATATTCTGCTCGACCATTTGCAACTGCAACAATTTTATTTTTAATAAGTCCAGTTATTATTTCATGCACTGGGTATTCTCCAGGAATATTATGGCCTAAATATGGAGTATTCCAATTTAAATGTTTTCCATAAAGTGCTGCTGCAGCACCTAATGAACTTCCAGCATCTCCTGGATTGGGCATAATCCAAACATCGTCAAACATTCTCCACAGCATTGTGTTGGCTGCACAATTTAATGCACATCCGCCCATAAACACAAGATTGTTTTTGCCAGTAAGTTTTTGTGCCATTGCCATAAAGTTAACTAGCCTTTCTTCATATACTTTTTGAACGGCGGCAGCAATATCAAATTTATCCTGTTCTGTAACCCAACCCCAATCATTTATTCCTTTATGAAAATTGTATTTTTGTGTATTGATATCTGGAAAATATTCTTTTACTTTAATATAGTATTTGGTCCAATCTCCGTAAGCTGCCATGCCCATAAATATGTATTCTTCTTCATTTGGCTTCAATCCTACTAATTGTGTAAATGCTGAGTAAAATAAACCAAAGCTAAACGGATAGTTCTTTTTATAAACTTGTTTTATTTTTGATCCTTCTCCTACCCAAATTGTTGAAGTATTATATTCCCCTATTGCATCTAAAACCACTATAACCGCATCATTAAATTTACTAGTATAGTATCCAGCACAAGCATGTGAGTAATGATGATTAAAATATTTAACTGGTAGATCCATTGGAATATTTGGCTTCCAATCTGCAGCCCCGCCTTTTAAAAATATGCGAGATCTTTTTAGTTGAGGGTGTTCATAATATGCTATATGAGTCGGTGTTCCATAATTAAGCATGTCCTTATAAATATCTTCGTTGTTATACCAATCATTTTTTTGCTTGCTGTATCTTTCTGCATGCCCAGCAAACAGTATCTCCCCATCTTTTATTAATGATATAGAGGCATCGTGTGATGTTTCATTAATTCCCAATATAATATTTTTATTATAATTAAACTCTATCATTTAAATACTTTTCATAAATAAAGTCTGCCCAAAATGCGTGTGGAGCAATTCCTAAATGTGCATTGTCTCTTGCAATCTGCAAAAATGCTGGACACCTTCCTTTATACTCTTTGGAAAATTTTTCGCAAAACTGTATTAATGTTTCTTCCTCCCAGGAATAAAAAGTTTCATATTGTTTAATTTTAGTAAAATCAAAAAATATTGATTTAGAATCTTCTTTTTTTTCTACTTGCCAAGTAAAAGAATAAAGTTTTATGTTTTTACTTTTACAATAGTTATATATGTGCACATAAGACATATAATTAGTCATTTCGTTTATGTCTATATAATTTGACTTATGTTCTTTTTTAGTTATTTGTGTATACATATAATTTAACCTGTTATCCAAGTACTCATTTGCGCTAAAAGAACTTTCCATTTCTATTAAATTGTTAAATGTAAAATTTGAAAAACCCCTACTAGTTGGAGGCATAAACCAAAAAATAACTTCTGGATCTCCAAATTTTTCAATATATTTCATTATCATAAATGCCTGCTCTTGTATTGAAGTTCCTGGGAATCCTATATTAAAAAATCCAGAACATTTTTCTGTCTTAGATATATTATTATAAACTTGATAGGCCCATAATTCTTCTAATAAAACACCACTTCCATAAGTATAAGAACATCCAGAAAATAAAATATGTTTTCCGTCATGATTGTTTTTAAATTGGTCAGAATTAAATCCATAACTATTTATACATGGATTGTTTATGCAGCAGCATTGATCTATATAATTTATAGCTTTCTTTGTTTTAGGGTCTGGATTTTTAAAAGTACAGGTTGATTTATTTTTATCACAGACACCATCATGAAAACACTTTTCTAAAAACACTACACCTTCGTGTTCTTTTAACACTATTTCTACGATAAATGGGTTAGTCACAATTATTTCCTAATATATAAAATCTTTTTTACTATTTAAAGATTTATAAAGCTTTCTATATTTAATTTTGTTATAAATTTTTTTAATTAATTTTTTCATAAATCAATTATATCATTTAAAAATTGTCTATGGTCTGTGCATTCTGATACCTTGCAGTCTTGATGTTTTTTGTAATAGTCATACACATGAACACCCTTTTTATAGTCCGCAGAATTTTCGATATAAGTTTTTGCAATATTCTTATTAATTGTGTTATGTGCAGACCCCACCAAAGTCCAAGAATTTGGTGTCCAGTATTCTTTAGAGTCCAACTTGCTTGGAAGTCTTCCCTTCCACTTGTCAATCTTTTCCTGCAAATCTTTTGGTGCATTCTCGTATGAAAATTTTTCCCAAAATGTTGTATCATTTCTTAATGTCATATAATGGAAATAGATAAAGTCAGAAATATTGTTATTCATATTAACTATGCTCTTGTTAAGCTCTTCTCTAACTTCTTTTGAATTTCCAAATAGCCATAGTGGATTATCAAATATCTGTGTCAACTCTGTAAGGCTAACCCAAATAGAAGTTGCTTCAAGTGGCTCAACAAAGTTTGCTGCAAGACCTACTGCTACACAGTTGTTAACCCAGGGCTCTTCATAGCATCCAGCACTAAACTTAAAGCCACCCTTATCTTTTCTTGGGTATGTTGGCTCATAACCCAAGAACTCTTCTATTTCTTTTGCTGCCTCTTCTTCAGAGATCAAAGATGAATCATACACATACCCGCAACCAAACCTAGTCTGTAAAGGTATTTTCCACATCCATCCATATTTCATTGCAATTGCTTCTGTGTAAGACGGAATTTTATCTTCCATATCAATAAAAAATGGAAGAGCAGAGTCAACTGGAAGAAAGTCTTTATAACTTTTCCACTTTGGATTATAAACTTTTCCAATGATTAATCTATGGAATCCACTACAGTCAAAAACAAAATCACAGTGGATTTTCTCATTGTTGTCTAGGACTAAACTCTTTACATAATCTTTTTCATCTAGCAAGACATCTTTTATTGTGCCATCAACTAGTCTAATTCCTCTTTCTAACCCTATTTCTTTTAGTCTATTTGCTAGTTTAGTTGCATTAAAATGTAGAGAAATATTTCCTATTTTTTTGTAATCATTAATAGGGTCTTTGTTAGCAACAAACCCAAAATCTCTCTTGCAGCCCTTTAAAATAAAAGGAACCTTATTGGCTTCTGAAATTTTTTCCGTAAAGTCTATACTCTTTACGCTATCATTTAATGCAATGCTTGCTGCAATCAGCTGACTATTAGAAAGATATCTGTCATGGACAGGGTCAAACCCTAAGGATTTATCAGTTAAAAATCCATGGTAATAAAATTCTCCATCATTATTCCAGTTTGTAAACTTAATTCCATTCTTAATTGTTGCATCACAGTTTTTTATTAGATCAGAAAGAGGTATACCTAGATGATCAAAAAAGTCTGCAAAGTGTGGGGTTGACCCTTCTCCTGCACCCAAGATTCCTATATCCTTTGACTCAATTACTGTTATATCTAAGTCTGGATATGATCGTTGTGCTTTTAGGGCAGTAAGCCAGCCAGCAGTTCCTCCACCAACAATAACTATTTTATTGGACATTATTTTATTAACTCCTCGTTTGGCATTCTAAATCCGACAAAAACATATTTAGTTCCAGACGTTACTGTTTCTGCAGAATGAGAAAAATTTTTTGAAGAGGGGAATACTATTAAAGTATTTGCTTCTGGCTTAAGAAACATATTAATGTTTGGAAAAAATATTTCTCCACCAGAATAATTATCATTTAAATAAAATAAAATTGATATTGTGCGTGGAAATTCTGTGGTGGCATCCACATGGTTTTTAAAAAAATCACCTTGTTTATATCTTACAAGTTGATAATTGTTTGGATTTCCAGGTTGTATAAAATTATTTTTTGCATATTCATTGACTATGGGATCAATTACTTCTTCTACAAAACCTTTTAATGTTTTACACAAACCTGCAGAATTGACACTTCTTATATTTTTATTTTTTCTTGATAACGCAACTCCACCTTTTTCCCAAACCTCTTCTGGATAAGAGTCTATTATTTGATCTAAAGTAATGCCGTCTAGTTTTTTTATTAATAAACCGTTTTCGTTTTTCATATTTCTACTACGCCGTCAGTGCCCTCTAAAGGGATTACGCCTTTCTGTTTGGCAATGTGATATCCTTCTTCCGTAAAGTTAAAAGTAGCTTCTAGATTATCATCATATTCTACTTCCATAAGTCCATCTTCATACAACTCAATTAAGCTTTTATCTATATATTCCATATGAGCTTCCCACAATTCTGGAGCCAACTCTTTTGTAGTCTCTTCATTTAATTCAAATATAGCTTCGCCTTCTTCATTAAATCCAGCAATTCTTATTGCTCCTATTTCAATATAATATTGAATTTTTTCTAACGCATCATCATCTTCCATGCTGCCTCCTTTTGTGCACCAGGTAGGACTTGAACCTACGACTACCCGATTATGAGTCGGGGGCTCTAACCAACTAAGCTACTGGTGCTTAGTTGTACAATTATATATTTATTGATTGATTATTGTCAATAGATTGTTCGACAATCTGTTGCACATAATCTGAAAAATGTTTTCTTATGTTTCCTGGAGGTCTTTTTCCTGACTCATTCCATATTCTCTTATACTCACTTACATTATCAAATGTGGTGGGGCATAATTTAACTCCATTAAACTCTTTTAATCTAACTGGAAGTGGCACATGTTTACCACAACATTTACATTCTTTGGCTTTATCTTGATATATACTCATAATATTTCCATTCCATCTAGTGCTTCTGCTAACGATTGGGGCATCGCAGAAGGGGCTTTAATTAAATTAGGACTTTCTGGCTTTAGCTCGTCTCTTTGTTGTTTCCTCAAAGAAGAATAGGTGTGCACTTCAACTGACCCAAAATCTGGTCGAGTTAAACTTATTGCGTTAAAAATAGCCCCACATACTGCATCAGCTAAATCTTTAGATCCTTTTCTAGGGTGGTCTACTTTGTCTCTCATAATTTTTAACTCAAGTAATTCATCTATTAATAACTTAATGTGTGGTCCAGATAGTCTTTCTTCTAAAACAACCATCGCCATATCATCGTAATGTTTTTTTGCTACCGACAATGTTTCTGTGTTAATTCCGTACTGTCTTAATTGCTGCATCATATCGTGGGAATTCCATCGATCAAATGTGCATACCCTTATGTTGAAGCCTCTTGACCTTAACGACAATATATAATCTCTTACTTCCGCAAAGTCTACAGATTTATCTGAGGTTGGTGTCCAATATCTTACTACATCTACTTCAATAATAGGCGCTGGTTGAGAATAATTATCTGTAACTTTTACATTAACCCATTTATTTATATGAGACATAGCAACTGCACAATGGTCATGTTTTTGAGCTAGGTCTACGTGAATAAAATACTCTTTGTCTTCTATAGGCAAAAACCAATCTTCAAATCTTCCAAAATTATCTACCGCAAAAGCCATATTGCTAAATGCCTTTTCTATTTTTTCACGAGATTTAAAAAACGCATCAATAGCTTCGGGTGGCATGCAAGCAAATCTTCCAAGCGCATCTAAGGTGTCTCTGTAAAAAGAAATTTTAAAATCTTCTATATTTCTAGTTGGATTAACTTCCCAGGTTGGTCTTTTTATCGCATAAACTTTTGGATACCTATATGAAACAATATGATCTTCATTCCAGTAAATTTCAAAATCATTTCCAGGTGTTTCATCTGGCAAGTCTGGATCAATTTTAAACTTATAATTCCTTTGTATGGTTTCTTTTTCTGCCACAACGTCATCATATCTTTGTTGTATATAATCATTTTTAAAACGAGGAAACGAAAGTAAGATTACTTTACCATAGTCTGGAAAACGAGAATCAACTGATGCCCTATACATTTCATATATACCACTAGCTGTTTTAGCTTGGTCGTGCCCACTTGTACTTTCTAGCGCAAAACCTGATATCTCGTCAAGCACTGCTACCAAAACGTTATATCCCTCGAAAGCTTCTCTCTCCGAGTGTCCAGAATAAACTGTGACATTTTTATTAAATTTTATTTCTGAAGCTTTTTCAAAATACTTTCCGATAAACCAAGGTGAACCAACTATTCGGTTTCTAAATCCTTTAAAGAAAACATTGTTTGCTTGCTGTGCGTTAATAGCAATATTAATAATATCTATTGAGTCTCCAGGAGGCTTTCCGTAATATGTAGCTGGATCCTTAAGGCATAATAGTAAATAAACTATATACGCAACGGATATTGTTGAGCAATAGTCCTTTCCACTTCCTTTGCCTAGTTGCGCTACTACTTCATTACAGGTTTGTTTGTAACGAGTTTGGCCTTCTGTTTCGCCAAATAGTTTAATAAGAGTGGGTTCTTTATATATCTGTGAGCTTTTTTCGATAAGCGTATATTGGTACTCCGAAAGTTCTGGGAGTCCAAGATATTCTTTTCCTGTGACGAATGTTCTGAGGTCAACTGGTCTTTCATCAAACTCCTCTCCATCTAATATATCGATGAGGTCATTAAAATTTAATTCCATTAAATTGACCACCACCCTCCAATTGTTCCACCATCTAGAGGACACTTCCATTCTAGATGTTTACCGCTTTCATAATATTCTTTAAACAATTTGCTATTCAGTTCTCTATCTGGCTCATGCGTATCTCTTCCGCAATCTGGACAGATATCGGAATAAACGTATTCGTATACATGCCTACAATGCTTCTTGTTCGTCATGTATCACTATTGGCTCAATAATACCTGTTATTTGCGATAACCTTTTTGCAACTTCCATTTTGCATTTAGGGCAAGTTGCGGTTACTTCCTTTAATATTTTAACAAGAATGTCCTGTTTTCTTTCAGTTTCCGCCAGTTGTGTAGCGAGCTCCGCATTATCAAGAAGCCCAACCTCTTGAAGCATTCCAATTCTTTTACCCTCAATATCAGCAATTAGTTTTAAGGAAGTAGCCTTAACGTTTAATTGACCTGATTGATCGGCATCCTCTACGGTCTTCCAGGCTTCTTTAATAAGCATAGCGTAGTGTTGGTCTGCTCCAGAGATGGCTTGCTTTGCCCTCTCACGAGCTCCAGAATCGTTTTTAACGACCTCTTTCCACTCGTCTATAAACCCAAGAACCTCTGCCCTTTTAAAACCCGTTGTGGTGGCAATCTGAGTAGGAGTGCTACCCTTGAGTAATTCTTCTACTACCTTATTCATGCGGTCAAAATGATCTGCTAATTCAATATCCATATATAGATATTATACCATCTCAGTTGACTAAAATCACTCAGACAATGACTTGGATATTTTTAATAATACTAAATATCCAATTAAATCATCAATATCATTATCTCCTGGATATTTTGTACCCTTCATTAATCTATTTAATTTATCATCAATTCGGACATGAAGCTGTTCTCTTGGCCCCGCCTTGGAAAATATACGCACAGGGTCAAGAGCTGAGTTGCCGTAGGCAATATTCTTTTTTATCAACATGTGTGCGATTTCTAGGCAAGACTCTAAAATTTCTTTTCCTGCTGCCGTGCCCACCGTTAATAAATATAGGTCATCATATTTAAATCGCTTTGAATCTGGAAATACTGGCTCTAGGTTCATTTAATTAATCCATGCTCTCTTAATGATCTATGAATGGTCATAACTGTTACGCCACATTCTTTAGCAATTTCTTCCATAGTTTTTCTTTGAACTACATATCTTCTATATAGCCAATCTTTACTTTTATACAATTTCATCTTTTTGTTAAAACCTGATTCGCATAATAAGCAATTCCGAATGAATCTGCTACATCAAAATCGTTTAATTCTAAATTGTATTTCTTATTAAAGTAATCTGCAGTTCTTTGCTTTCTCATTTCACGCATTTTATTTTTATACCATGAATCAGCATATCCTGGGGTTTTTAATCTTATTGCTGCCTTCTCTTCTTTTGTAGGATTTTTATTTCCGATATGTGCCTGCCAAGCACTAGGGGATATGGTAATCACGGAAGCGCCAGTAGACATAAGCTCAGCAATAACAACACCGTAGACATATGACAATTTTATCACAGCATCTGCCGATCTGACAAGTACTGCTCCTTCTACCGCAATATAGTCAGCTTTTAATTCTTCCAGCATTACATTAGTTTTTACTTTAGCATCATAAATTTTTTCATATATATCATTGCCAGTTAAATTAATCTTGCCCCATTTGACTGGAATATTATTTTCAAGAAGGCAAAAGGCAACTGAATTTGTAGATGCATCAATGCCTAGAACTCTATTTGCTTTAGTTTTGATTAAGCTAGCTAATGTCATCTAACATCCTTAAAATAGTAGATTTGTTTTTTACATCAGATTTTTTTTCACATTTGGAGCATATGTTTGACTGATTATATCTACTCAATCTAGCTTTGCAATGAACGCACTCTCTTTTTGCACCAGACTTAATAGCTTTTTTTTCATAATATTTGTCCATAATTTTTTTATTTGTTGCAACTCTACAACATTCATCACAACAATATTTTTGATTATGGGTCTTAGGAGTAAACTCTTTGCCGTTTAAGCATTCTTTATTGGCACAAATCATAGTTTGGGTGGCTCGTAGGCAGGAATGGTTATTTCTCCTTCTTCTCCCGCCCAACAATCCTTTCTTATTTTACAATTCTTACAAGCAGCACTTGATTTTATAAAAGGTCTTGTTGGCAATTGACCAGATCTAAAATTATCATAAACAGTGCACATCCATTCAAATGTGTCTTCAATAATTTTTTTATTTTTATCATTCATCTCAACGGGAATAATTAAAACCTCTTGAGTATTTTTATTTTCATATAAAAAGAAACCCTCTTTAACATTTCTTAGTTTCATATATGTTAAAAGTTGTAAAAGGTGGTTTGCAGATGGAGACATTCTTGCTCGATACCCATCCCAATTTTCTTGTTTTGCGGTTTTTATTTCTCCAATAACTTCTTCATTATTCCAATCTAAAATTACATCAATAAAGCCTCTGACTGGCGGATACTCATTTACTATTTCATATTCTTCATGCTTCAATACGCCCATATTTTTTATAAGACGTTGTATTCTCTCATGAGCTTGTGTTCCTTGGGCCATATTAGCAATGCCTTGTGCGTAATTATTATCTATAAACATCGCTCCACTAAAAGCTAAATACCAATATCTAGGGCAATTACCACTTCCATATCCTAAAGAGCTTGGGCTAAAACTTACTTTAGTTTGTTTTTGATCAGGTTTTTTTGTAGCCAAATATGAGTCATCTAACATTTTAGCAAAAACAGAAGGGTCAAAGTTTCCATTAACCTTTTTAAATTTTAAGTTTGCTACTATTTCTTTACCCATTATACCTAACCACATATTTTAGCGCATCTACAAGTTTGTCTATAGACTCTTTTGCTGAATAATAAATATTCTTTTTATTATTATTAGCCGTTCCTGCTTTATCTTTAGCAATAGTTGAATACACTGAAGCCATCATAGAAAACTTAGTAGACATAGCCTGCAACTCAATTATAAGTATGGGAGCTTTTGCTGCTGGCACATCTGGATTCATTAATAACTTTACAACAATTGCTAATGCTTTGTCCAATTGCTCGTCTTTCATGTAATCATGAATGTCATTAAACTCAGTTATATTGCTAATTAACTCTAGTGTATTTTTATCTTCCGACATTCTTAGATTTCTCCTTCTTGTCTAGTTTATCTATAAATAAACCTACTGCATAACCAAATGCAAACCCCATTACAATTCCTAGTGTAAATGGCGCAGCGAATCCAGAAATAAACATTTCCATTATATAATCCTCTGAACAATTCCATAGCCTATCCAAAGACCTACGATTCCCATAAGTCCAGCAAACACTGGTGGGGCAGGAATAGGAAGTTTAAATACACTAAATATTCCTCCGACCACTGCTCCAACCAATGTTGTAAGAAAAACCTCTTTCACTAAAAAGGAGCTTCTACTTCATCAAAGAATCTGTCTTTAGCAGCTTCTTTTGAAATGCTGTATGTAGTAACGCCAATACTTCTTGCGTTAACCTCATATGAAGTTCTATTAGTTCCAGACTTATCTACCCAGTTTTCTTCGTGAATAGTGCCTACAACTGTTAGCTCTTGACCTTTCTTAATTGAATTTCTGGTTTGCTTAGCAAGTTCTCCCCACACCTTAATAGTCCACCAAGACGTGGCAGCGTCTTCATACTTGCCAGTTTCTTCATTTTTCTTACGGTCATTTGTTACCAAACGCAGTCTAAGACCATTTTCTCCAATTGGAGCTGGATCTTGACCAAGCCTTCCGACTAATGTGATAGTTGGATTAGCCATTCTTTTTCTCCTTATTTTCCCAGGTTTCTATTAGCTCTTCTAATAGTGCCCATTCAATTACGGCAAGCCTTACCTTACTTTCTTCGCCTATAATTAGTTTTAAGGCTGGAAACATATTCCTGTTAACCTTAAAAGTATCTGTGCAGATCTTAGACCAAACATCTTTATTTAAATTAAATGAAGATGATGCTTCTTTGTAATCTACTACAAACTGGTTCCATTGAGCATCACCTTTTTGGTACTGCCCACGACCAGAATTCTTTTGCTGCTTGGCCCCATCACGCTTTGCTTCTCCCCGCTCTGTCATGAATTAACCTTAACTGTAGTTAAATGTCCATTGTCACAAGTCCAGGTCATAATGTATTGTACTGGATCCCAAAAATATTTATCTACATCAAGGTCACATTTTGCACACGGCTTTGATCCAATAATTTGCTCTAATGAAGATAAGTTTGCTTCCGTAGGCTTTGGTCCAATAAACTCATTAATATTTGGCATTTATTTCCTCCTTAATCTTTACAACAATTTCTGGATTATCTTTTAAATATTGAACAGCTTTAGCACGTCCCTGAAAACGTTCTCCATTAACGGTATACCAAGCTCCGCCCTTTTCTATAACTCCACACATTTCTGCCACATCTAAAGTTTCTCCAACTAAGTCTACTCCGAGAGATTCCCCTTGAAAGTAGAAATCGTATTGTCCAGATAAGTTTGGGGGACCGAGCTTGTTGTAATCAATAATCCAATTGACTGGCCTTCCAACTCTTTGCTCAATAATTTTGTCACCAACTTTAATCCCAGCTTTAATAGCATTAGCTTCGGCTTCCGAAGACCATAGTTTAATAACGGTAGATGAGAAGAATTTAACTGCCATTCCTCCCGTGGGTATGTGGCTCGCATGCATAGATCCAAACTGGTTTCTTTGTTGTGAAATGAGAACAAGTAGTGTATTTTTGTTTGCATAGTTTAACATTTTGACTGCGTGAGTCATATCCTTTGCTTCTGCACCGATTTGTTTAGTATCCTCAAGCTTTTTGAGTTCGGATGAGTCTTTTTCAAAATAAATTGCTGGAAGTAATGCTGATATAGAATCTACAACAATAATATCAACTTCTGCTTCCATTAACTGAGTGGCTACATCAACCATGTCGTTTACGCTTTTAGCAGGTGAATATATTAGCTCTTCAGAATTAACGCCTAGTTTTTCAGCCCAAGACTTATCATATGAATGCTCTGCATCAATCCAAGCACAGGTCTTACCAGCCTTTTGTGCTTCTGCAATCATTTGTAAACAAAAAGATGATTTGCCAGAAGACTTATTGCCCCAAACTAATACTTGCCGACCAAACCCTAAGCCACCACGCAAAGCTAAATTTAATCCAATACTTGGGGTGGGTTGCTTTTCTACAGTTACATCTACGGCAGACTGAACTCTACTTCTAGTTTTTGGATCAAGCCTTGCTAATATATCATCTATTTGTATAGTCATTATTCTCTTTCTTTACATAAGTATATCATTAAAAACGATTTCCGTGAAGTCTTGGTCTTTCTTTATTTTTATTTATTTTATTTTCAAAGACCTCATCTAAGCTATGAACAACAATATTTTCATTACGCATAGCAGCATAGACATCTAATAATCTAATAATTGTATCTGCTATTTCTTCTACAATTTTCTCAGACCCTTTAGATTTTCGCATTGCTTCTAGAACTTCTGTTATTTCTGAATGCACTAAAGCTATTTTCATTCCAAACTTATCGTCTGTCTTTTCTCCGTCCCAAAATCCTTTTTCATTTGCTAATTCATGAAGTAATGCTGCCAGAGCATCTAACCCGTAATCAGTCATTAATGAGTTCATATTGTTCTTCATCTCCGTCTTCACGTAACTTAAATTCAAATGCTAGAGTTTCATCATTATAGGTTACAGATAATTGCTTATCCTCATTATTTGCTGCCATAAACAATTCTGTAGGAATTTCTACCGTACCTAATTTAGTTAATATAGCAACTAAAATTCTAGAAGCATTCATTGCTTGAAAAATTTCTTCTGGTGTCTGTGTCATTTTATTTCCTTTATCATTAAAGTGCCATCATCTAATTTCTTTAGAATTGGCTTACATATCATTCCTTCTCGCATCTTAGCCAGTGCTATTGGATACATGCTAGGGAAAGCAATAGCTCTTGTTAAGTTTTTATCTTTATCAGACATAACTACGTGAGCCATTGTTTTGCCAGCTTTTGTTTTATACGGGCTAAAGCTTATCACGAACTGCTGATTTTCGTCAATACTATACCCATTGGAATATAGATATTGTATAAAAATATCGCTTGATTCTTCCTTGACTTCGTCCACCCTTACATATCTAGCTATTCGGTTATCTCCAACTAAAATAAAATACATTTTACCAGTTTCTATTTGTGTCTGTTCATTATGAAATAGTCCCGCAGAACCACTCTCATCTACCAATTCTATTCTTGCCCACCCAGATCCCCTCTTAATGCTTTTTACCATTCCAAGCATAGGAAATGATCCTAGGTCATCAAAGTCCACAATTGGTCTAGCCTGAGCTTTTATCTTTGGATTCATTCCAATATTAAATTGAGGTATGTTTAAAAACTCATAATAATTATTTTCTTCTTTTCCTGTTCTTGGATTATCATCAAATGCTGCTCCTCCTACTGCATTCAATGCCGATATTGCTCTTGAATTAATTCCACTGCCTTTCTTGGAAGCCTTAGAGACAAAATCTGCATAGTCGCTATACGGTCTTTGATCAATTATTTTGTTGGCAATGTTATCTGATATAAATTTTACTTCTGCTAGCCCAAATCGTATGGAGTCTTTTTGTAAAGAAAAATAAGTATGAGATTCATTAATGTGTGGCAACTTTATCTTTAGCCCGAGCCTTTTTGCTTCTATTAAATATTCTGTTCTTGCGTCTTTGTCTCCTTCGTTTTTGAGGATCGAGAATAAAAACTCCAAAGGATAATTATGCTTAAGCCAAGCGGCATAATAAGAAAGCATAGAGTAAGCAACAGCGTGAGACCTATTGAACGAGTACCCTGCGTGTGCCTCAAAGGTTTTCCAGAGCTGCTCTGCTTCGTCTTTGCTAATATGCTGCCTAGCTCCCTGAATAAATTTATCTTTAAATGGACTGAGTTCTTTTGCATCTTGCTTTTTTCCAATAACTTTTCTAACCTTGTCTGCTTCAGACCAGGTCATCCCACCTAAATATACACAAGCTTGCATTACCTGCTCTTGATATATAATTACACCATAAGTATTTTCTGTAAAAGGCCTCATGATCGGATGAATATATTTAACCGCCTCTTGCCCATGTTTTCTTTTAATATAAGATATTCCCACTGTATCCATTGCACCAGGCCGAACTAAAGCATTTGATGCGGCTAAATCTTCAAACGTAGACACCTTCATTCTTATTAATAAATTTGTGTAAGGAGTTGCTTCGGCTTGAAACACCCCCATTGTGTATCCATCGCTTAAGTTTTTATATATCTCTGGATCATCCATGGGGATATTTGAAAAATTAATTTCTTTGCCATATCTTTCTTTTATGGAAGACAATGTGTCTGAAATAACTGAAAGTGTTTTAAGCCCAAGTGCGTCTAGCTTAATTAAACCTATATCTGCAACAGTGTCCATGTCGTAAGCAACTACTGGAATTCTTCCAGAAACTTTGTCCTGTGCATCTTCACGAGACTCTATGGGTGCGTAATTTCTTATATCATCTTTAGCAACCACAACTCCAGCAGCGTGAACACCAACGCTTCTAATTTTTCCACGAAGTTTTTCTGCAAGCCAAGTTACTTCTGGGTACTTTGTTCTAAATTCTTTTGTATTCGGAGATTCAAGATAGTCCTCAAATGTGTCAATAGATTTGAGTGCACGGTTTACATCAGAAAGAGGAACCATAAATACACGTGCTGCATCTCTTACAACACCCTTATCTTTAAAATATGTGTAAGTAGAAATAGAAGCAACATGCTTAAACTTTTTCTTTAAATAATTTTTAACTTCTTTACGTCTTCTATCTTCAAAATCAGTATCTATATCTGGAAAATCATTTCTTTCGGGATTAATAAATCTAAAAAATAGTAAATCATATTTGATTGGGTCAACATCTGTAATACCTAATGAATAGCACACTAAGGAGCCTGCTGCAGAACCACGACCAGGACCCACTAAAATAGAATTTATTTTTGCCCAATTAATCATATCGGCAATAACCAAAAAGTAAGAAGCAAAATTCTTATCTTTAATTATCTTTAGTTCTTCTTCGACACGCTCAATATAGTTAATGTCTTGATCTAATCCTTTTGATTTTAGACCCTCGTATGTTAATTCTTTTAGCTTCTCATCTGCATTTGTTTTAGGAACAGGCAGTAGGTCTAGACCTTTGTAGAAATCATATTCTTCAACTTTGTTAGCAATCTCTAATGTGTTTTCATAAATATCTGTGCGCTGAATTCCTGCTTTACGAAAGTCTTCTGAAATCTCATCAAATGTTTGAATGAATAAATTATAGTCTTGAAATGATATTCTTCTATCTGGATACAAATAATTAAATCTATCTAGCATGTCTTTTATATTGCGAGACATTTCAAAATCTGCTTCTTTATCTATTTTGGGGCTTGTAGATAATATAAGCATTGCTTCTTCTAATACCTTATCTTCACCTTTAGCAAAATGAGCATCCCCAGTTGCCACCGCTTTAATTCCTAATTCATCTGCAAGCTCTAATAACTTTTCATTTACTTGTGACGGATTGTGAGACTGTACCTCAACATAAAAATCTTCATGAAAAGTATTTTTAAAATTTTTGAGAAGAAGTCTAGCTTCTGAATAATCTTCTTTTTCAATAGCCTTGCTAACAAGGCCGTTAAGACATCCAGACAATACAATAATTCCTTCCGCATATTCATTTAATATCTCCCTATCAATACGTGGTTTGTGGTAAAAACCTTCGTTCCACGCCAACTCCTGTAGCGTGTTTATGTTCTGTAAACCTTTTTTATTTTTTGCAAGCAGAATTATATGGTTGTATGCCTGTATAGACTTATCTGTTTTAGACGATCTGTCAAACCTATCTGTTGGAGATATATATGCCTCAACACCCAGAATAGGTTTTATTCCTTGTTCCTTACACGCTATCTGAAATTCTCTATGAGATGCTAATGTTCCGTGATCTGTTATGGCAATTGAATTTTGCCCAGCATCTTTTGCCGCCTTGACAAGATCGGCAGGAGAGTTAAGGCCATCCATTAATGAATAATAGGAATGCACATGTAGATGCACAAATGACATTAACTCTCCGCCTTTCTAAATTACCAAGTTACATCTGTTGACGTAGACTCTGGTTCCTCGGTTGCACCCTTACCTGTATAAAAAGCTTCTTGTTCTGCGTAAGGTACACTTCTTACTGCTGTTTTTTCTAAATCAAATAATTCTAATCCAGAAGCATCAAATGGGGTCTCATCTTTTGCCAAAGGAATTATTGTGTAGCTGGTGTCTGTTTTTAAGCCAGTTCTTTTGATTCTCCACATCAAATTAGATATAGAGCCCATCTCTCCAGCATACTCTATAAGTGTTGGAGTTATTGTTTTACCGCTAGTTCCTTGTGAAAGAATTGCAACGTATGGTTCATTTTTACCATCATCAACTAATACATTTATGTACAAGCGTGGGCGTGATTTCCATCCAGCTTTTGGATCTTTCCTGTGTTGCTCGTTTGCCCAATCACGGCCTTCCGTCTCCATTGTATCTAAAGCTTTTCGACGGTAATCTGTTGGATTTGTATGTTCTAATGCGATAAATCCGCATCCTAATTTATCATTATAGTTAGGGGAGTCTGGATCTAGTTCTTGTAAAAACCTAACCTTAAGGCTTTCTCCATCTTCTAATTTAAGCCATCTTCCCTTTTGTCCATCTGATTCAGTATATGCAGGTTTATCTAAAACCTTTCCCATACCTGATAGTCCTTTTACTAATCCCATTTTATCTCCTTAATGTATTTGACAGTATATATCTGTCTGTATTTTTTTTTTATGGGTTCCAAGTTCGGTATTCGAAATCAGAAACTGCATTATCAATACAAGATTTTATGTCTTTATCTGACATGTCTCCTGCATCTTTTGCACCTTCAGGGTATATCTTACCATATGAATAAGAAGCCCACAAGATGTTTTTATTCTTTAATTTTGAAGCAATAGACAGTCCCAGCTCTCTCCCTGCTAAATCTGAGTCTGTCATCAATATAATTGTATTAAAATATCGATTAAGAAGCTTAATATTATCATGCGAAATATGTCCGCCAAGGGTAGCAACTACGTTTGGAAATCCTGCCTGATGCATTCTGATTGCATCAAATGTTGACTCAACAATAATAACCTTATCGCCAATACGTTTAGCTCTATGAATATTAAACATAGTCTTACTGCGTGGCAGATTATTGCTATTCTTAAATCTTTTTTCTGCTATCGACCTTCCAACTAAACCAACTGGAGTTCCATCTGGGCTATGAACTGGAACAATAACCATTCCTAAATTAGATGAATATCCTAATTTAAAATATTGCATTGAATCAATATTAATTCCTCTATGCTCAAAGTATTCTTGTGCGTGTTTATTTTTGCCAAGATTGCTGTATAAATCATCCAGCGTTTGCTGGGAAAATTCTACAAAGTCTGGCTTATCCTCAAACATAGACTTTAGTTCTTCATCAAAGTTCTCTACAGATTCTAATTGTTTTGATTCAATATATCTTAATGCTTGATATTCATTCTTTCCAAGTGCTTCTTTTACAAGATCCTTTATGGTTCCAGTTTTTCCACATGATGGATTAAAGCAAATATATGCACCCTTTGTTCTACTTATACTAAAACTTGGAGTATGTCTATTTGAATGAAATGGACAATACGATAAATAATCATTGGCAGTTTCACCTGCAATATCTATTCCCAAGCTTTTTACTACAGACTTTATGTGAGCTGGCGTGTATTCCGTTTGACTGTTTTGTTTTGGGCTATACCCTCTAATTGCCATGCCTTCCTCTTTCCCACATAAATTCCATGGATAGTCATTACGAACTTCCATGTCTCGCCTGTAAATTCTACCGAAAAAGCTGGGTCTATGTCAAGTACCCTAATATATCCAGCATCACGCATTTGGCTAGTTAATAAATTCTCATATTGATTTCTAATTCTAATAATATCAGAATCATCTAGAAACTCTACCTCAATTTGAAATCTTTTTATTTTTTTGTGTGTCATTGTTTTCCAATTCTGGTAGGTTTTCATATATAGGAGTAATAACACCTCTGTTAATATCCCAGTCTAAATAGAATCTAAAGTCATGCCCGTGTCTATTTTTTCTAGAAACAACTTCAATCAAATCAGTGTTTTGATGTTTGTGAATAGCTATTGCAAGGTCAGCATCGTACTCGATAGCCTTTGACCAAGCAACTTGGCTCATCATTGGAGGATGTTTTTGATCTGAAATGTCATCTGCTGTGGCAGCGGTAATATCAATAACTGGAATATTATTTGATACTGCAAGCAACTTAAAGTCTCTTGAAATGTTTCTATTTCTTTCTACCTCAGAATTACTTCTCTTATTATCATTAAACAATTGATGGTAATCTAATATAACTAAGTCTGGTTTATGTTGATCTATTTTTCCTTGAATTGTAGCTGGAGTTACTTCAGCAGCACCTTCATTTGAAACTAATATAAAACTATTTTTGCCTTCCGTCTTATTTTTACCCCATGTTTTAAAATCATCTATATTAATATCGCCCCTTGAAAAATCACTAGCCTTAAATAATCCAGAGCCCAGCATTGTATAAATTCTGTCACGCATATTCTCTGGGGCCATCTCAAGGGATACTATCATGGGCTTAAAGCCCTGTTCCCAGGCCTTACAGGCCAGGTATGATGTAAACCATGTCTTACCCCTTCCTGGCCATCCTATGGCCACTATAAGGTGTCCTGGGGCCATTCCTGTAGGGTATGCCTTATCAATAGCATCAAACCCAGTTAATATTCCTGGGCTACCGCCCATAACCGTAGATCTATCTTTTACGGACTCATAATGCCTACCAGCAGACTCAATGTCGGTAACATCAATATCTCTTACGTTATTAGTATATCTACTTAGCGATGCTAGCTGTGATTGCATTACTCCTAAAACCCTAGAAGGTGCGTCTTCTTTTAGAGAAGATCCTGCCTGAAGCATAATGTTTTTTAGTCTTGAAGAAACAAATTCACTTTTAAGTTTATCTAAATAGTATCCAGTTTCTGCTTTAATTTCAACTGGTTCAAAGTCTTTAAATTTATCTT